CGCGCCCAGCTCGTGGCACGGGAGATCACGCCCTCTGCGTGCAACTCGCCATCGACTACCCCCACCTTCGTGGTATGGCCGACGCCCTGCCGGCGGTCGTGGTCGAGCCGCACGGGAAGCTTCTGCGATTCGATCTGCATCCCGTCAAGGTTCACGACGACCGGCGTCGGATAGAACATGTCGACGAGCATCGGCCCGCCGGTGTATGCCACCATCGAGAACGTCGGCAGCTTCTTATCGCCGGCCGCGGCTTCGATCTTGAGCACCGCGGGCGTGAACTGCATCATCGCACCGGCCTCGATCGTGAGTTTGGATTCTGCTGGCATCGCTTTCGTTTCTCCGCTCGCCGGCTCGAATGAGATCGGCTTGTAATTGTGGTCCTTGAGCCACTGCTTGGCTTCGGCTACGGTGTATTTCTTCGCGTCGAACCGGATCGCCTGCTCGACGGCCGCTCCGCTCGGCTTCGTCTTCAACGGTCCGCCGAGTGCCCGCACTCCCTTGGCCTCCCACAACTGACGGATACGCACAAAGTCATCGGGATCGCGGAGCCGGGCGGCGTGTTCTGTCGGATAGGGCATCGTCAGTGCTCCGGTGCGTGGGCGGCCAGCCGAATCGACTCGGCCACGGTTTCGGCCAATACGTCGGGGTCCAGTGCCGCGGCCGCAATGGCTCCCCCGGCACCTTCGGTCGGGAACTTCACGTCGTACTCTTCCTCGAGGTCCTTGATCAAGCGCAGCGTCTTCGCGATCGTAGCCAGTGCCTCCTCATAATCCTGACCGCGTTTGGCGTACTCTTCGGCGAGCGTCGAGGTGTTGTTCTTGAGCCGGATGGCCTGCGCGTTCGCTTCCTTGAGCGGATCGACGTGTTCCGTGCCATGCCAGACCCACTGATGATCGAGGTCCAGGCTTTTCAGGGCACGCAGATCGGGCCACTGCATCATTTCATCGACGAGCCGCTCAAAGATGCGGTCGACGACGATAATCTCGTCGTCATCCTGGTCGACGTTGATGGCCTTGAAGTAGCCCTGATGGTCGAGCCGGCCGCTGGCATAGTTATAGCTCGACGAGTCGCCGGCCGCGATGTTGTAGGGCATCAGGATGCAGCGTGCCTGCTCGTTGATTACCTCGCGCTTGAACATCGGGTAGGTTGTCGTCGGTTGCTTCGCGTCGATCTGCCCCAGTTGCCAACCCTCGGGCAACTGCGTCATCATGCCGCGCTCGAGTTCCATCGTCTCGAAGGGCGTGGCAACCTGGTCGTTGTCCTCGTCCGCAGGTGCATTCGTCTGCATCACGCCGGCGAAGTCGGCCGTGGTCTCGGCGGCGGTCAGTGTGGCCAGCGTATATCGCCGCAGCATGGGATGAAGCTCGAGGCAGGGTGCAAGCTCGCTGATGCCGCGTCGCTGGCCCGGGCGATCCTCTCGAAACCAGTGAATCACATCCTGCGCCTGCCACCAATCGTAGGCGAGGCTTCCGCTGAAATCGCCGGGATGGTCGCGGAGAATCGCATAGCGACGAGGATTGCCTTCGTCATCGAACTCGATACCATCGACGTCGGCGCTCGCGTAGGTGCCGTAGGGAGAGGTAACGCGGTCGCATTCGATCGGCGTGATGTCGAGTTTGATCCGAGACTTGAGAGTTCGATTCGTACTGAAAACAGCGAACGCCTCGCCGTCAATGACCTTCGCCTGCTTCATCGTGCGGAGCTTCGCGGCCAGATGCACGGCCTTCGCCCATTCGCAGAACAACCGTTCGACCCGTTTATTCACCTCGCCACGCGGCGTCGTCAACTGCAGCCGCGGCCCGGTGCCGATGCAGTCGTTGGCAAGCGTGAGCATCTGTCCCTTGAGGTAGCTATTGTTCGCCACTTCGTAGCGGGCACGCTGACGGATCATTCGCCGCACGAACAATGAGTTGGCGGCGTTCGCGCTCAGATTGTCCGCCGCCGCCCAATGGCGGGAATTGTCGTTCGTCGTCCGGGCCGCATCATAATAGGCGCGAATGCGGCGGCTGCGGACGAGGGCACGCTGTTGCGGAGTTTGGCCGGCAGGATTGGCAGACCTGCGTTTGGGACTGCCAAAGAGTTTACGGAAAAATCCGCGCATCGTTACGCTCCAGGCGACACGAGCTTGAGAATCTTGATTCCGAGGCCGGCCTTGCGGCTGGCTTTCCGGCCCTCGATGTGCTTGTCGGCCGCGATGAGGTCGGGAATGGAATGCTGCTCGACGGATCCGCTGTCGCCCGATGCCCTGCGGATGCCCGCCTCCGCTGATTCTTCGATCTTGGTCTTGATCGTGTCTGCCATCGCTGCATCTCCGGGAGCCGGGGCGAACAAAAAAACGCGCAGTGGGTGGTTGCAACCACTGCGCGTTTTCTGTTCATTGAACCCGGCTGATCAGGCCAGGGAAATCTGCCGTCTCAAAGAATTATAACGCATGAGAGGGCCGGCCGTCAAGTCAAATAAGCTTTTTTTCGGCAATATGGGAAAAATCGTTACACCTATGTAATTTTTTTTCATTCCGGCCGGCCTTTCCGCTTCTCGTCGAGATGCTTCATCATCTCGGCATTCATTCCGAGGGGATGTTCCATCGTGCTGATCCGCCAACCGCAATTCCGGCATTCGCGCCGCCGCATGATCATTCCATTCGGCCGCGGACGCGTATAGACCACGCGAAAATCGCAACAACCGCAGTGAGGGCATTCGATTCCGGGTTCAGGCTCCGGATGCGTCAGCGGCATAACCGGCTCGGCCGGTGGTTCATCCTTGGCCCGTTTCCGCCTTGGCATGGTTCATCTCCGTTTGGCCCGTGCCGTTCGCTGCATCTCGGCAAAACTCACACGCTGTTTTTTCACTGCTACCGCCCCCGTGCCAGGGAGCGTGGCACCAAGCATCGAGGCCGCCACGGCGCAGCCCACCAGACAATCCAGCCAATGATTGTCCGGATGAGCAGGCCGGATCTTCCACTCATCGACTGTCCGCCCACGGGCACTAACTGCCACCGGGTACTCGGCTGTCAGGTGCTCGGCCAGCAGTTCGTGGGCTTTCGGGTCGTCACCGTAGAACGACAACCGCCCGGCCTGGCCGGCCGGCACCGACAGCATCGAGTGAAGCGTCGATTTCCAGTGATTGACGTCGATCAGCATGTGGCGGATACGGCGGCGGCCGTCCTCCACGATGGGGATTCGCCAGTGCAGGCCGCTACGCTCGCCGCGTCGTTTCTGGTATTCGCTGAATGGCTTGTTGCTGGCGCTCACCGCGCGGCCGTGCGATGGCATCAGGATCCCGGCGAACGCTGATGATCGGCAGAAATCGTACACTACCTTCGTGCTCTTCCCCCAGTTGGCGTCGATGAGGCAACGGTCGACCCGCACCTCGGCCGAATCCTCACGTTGATACGCACGACCGAGCCGCTCGACGGTCAGCTCGGCCAGTGCGGCATGGATCTGTGCCTCGAACAAGAGGCCGGGCTTCGCGCGGGCGATCGTCGCACGGGCGTCGCGCAGCGTGAAGTACCGCCGCCGCTGGTCCGGCCACGTGCCATAGTCGATCACGTAGCCGGTGAAGTTCTCCTCCCACGCGGCGAGCAGCCAGAATAGCACCTTCTGCTGGACATCGATGTAGAGCGTGAGCCACTGACACCGCTCGGGTACCAGCCCCTGCTCGATGCCGCTGACCTGCTCGGCGATAGCGTTCGCATCCAGCAGGTCAGGCGCATTCTCGGCGGCCGCCGGCTCGTTCTGGCACTCCGCCATGAACGCATCCGCATCCCGGAACTTCAGGTTCATCGCGTGCTGGATCGCGGACAGCTCGTCGGTGTTGTAATTCTGGCGCCAGGCGATCTGGGCGCCGGCATCCATCTCCGCGCGGTGCTTGCGGTAGAACTTCGTGGCTTCGGCACCGGTGCCGCCGGCCCGCAGCGAGTTTTGCAGGATGTCCGAGTATTCCGCCCAGAGCTGCTCGTTCGTCGGGAAGGCATAAACCATCTTCCGCCGCTCACCCTGCCACGCGGGATGCTTCTCGCGGTCGAGAATCTTGTCGGCGAGATCATCCGGCCTGATGACGGTGCAGGCGAGCAACCCGGCGACCTTCTGTCCCGGGCCAGGCAGATACAACACGTCGCTGTTCAGGATGGACAGCCTGTCGCGCGTCTGTTTCGGCGAGCCGGCCGACTCCTTGGTCTGCGGATCGTCGATGAGCACGAGCTGCGGCCGCACGGTCTGGCCATCAGGCCGGGTGCGTTTCTGGCCACGGATCCCGGCGCCCTCCATCCCGCTGCACGAGATGACGATGCCGCTGAGCCGGCTGCCCTCGATCGTCGGCAGCACGATCTGGTCCGCGTTCCACTCGATACGCGTCGGCTTGCCCTTGTGCTTCTGTCCACGCTGGCGGTTCGTGATGCGTTCGAGCTTGCCGATCGGATAGCAGACTTCGGGGAAGTCCGCGCCGAGCGGGACATTCGTCTCCAGCCAGATCTTGAACTCGTCCATCAGCTTGATAGCCATCGTAGCCGATGCGGCGATGAGGCACACGAACGGCGTGGCGGCCGTCAACGCCGCCCAGAGCACACCCATCTGACAGAGCGTCGTTTTGCCTGAGCCGCGCGGCATTGCGATAGCGAACAGCCCGCCTTGCCGCACCACGCGCTCGATGCGCTCGAGCACGAGCAGGTGGTCATCCGACCACGGCAGGAAAAACACGTCCGGGAAGTAGGTCTCGCAGAACTTCCGAAGCGACTTCTCCGCCTTCGCCCGTCGCTTCGGATTCACGACCGCGGGGATCTCGCCGATGTCCTGGGCCGCGGCGACGCGTGCGCGATTGGTCTCCGCCTCGCGACGTTTCGTTTCCTCATAGCTCTGCCGCTCGGCCGGCGGTTTCAAGCATTCGAGCGTCAGCCAGGCGGCATAGCGAAAGAGGTCGAGTGTCTGA